CCCCCCTGTCTTTCCAGTCTCCGCCTCCCTAACACGCTCAAAGGTTCACCAAGACAGCCCATTTACTGCCCGACCTAACCCGATCTAATGACGACTAAGGCCAAGAAGTCCAAACGCCTGTTGGGGGCAACAAAACCAAGGCTTCACAGCCCCTTTCTTACAGGCAAAAACAAATTACAAGATGTCAAGGACTTATGCACCATAGTTCAGATTGATTTACTCCCTTGGCAGGAATATGTGCTAAAAGACATGCTTACGGTTGATAAAGCCGGACTCTGGATACGCAAGACCAACTTGCTACTTATGTCAAGGCAAAATGGCAAGACTCACCTTGCTCGTATGCTTATCTTGACGCATCTCATCAAATGGAATACAAACGTGCTCATAATGTCAAGTAATAGATCTATGGCCTTGGATACCTTTAGACAAGTTACACAACTCATTGAAACCAACGACCATCTGAAAGGCTTCGTCAAACAGATCCGATACGCAAACGGTACAGAGTCAATCGAGATGTTATCTGGTGCTCGTCTTGATGTTGTGGCATCAACTCGTGATGGCTCGCGTGGTAGAACAGTAAATGGCTTGTTATTCATTGATGAGTTGCGTGAAATCGATGAAGAAGGCTATAGAGCTGCAATGCCTACGACACGAGCACATGCAGGTTCGCATATACTCTTGACATCCAATGCCGGAGATGCTTTCAGCAAGGTACTCAATGATCTAAGAGAAAGAGCGTTAGATCATCCACCTAAGTCTTTTGGATTCTATGAATACTCAGCACCACAATATTGCAAGATAAATGACAGAGCTGCATGGGCGCAAGCAAACCCTGCACTTGGCTACACAATTACAGAAGAAGCAATTGAAGAAGCAATATCGACTTCACCAATAGAAAATACGAGAACCGAGACCCTTTGCCAGTGGATTGACAGTTTATCGTCACCTTGGCCACATGGAGTGCTTGAAGAAACTAGCAATAGCGAATTGATTATAACACCAGGGGCATTGACTATGTTCGGCTTTGATGTTTCACCGAGTCGTAGAAACGCATCTCTAGTAGCAGGTCAAATGATGCCAGATGGCAAGATTGCTATTGGAATCCTTGAAACTTTCGAATCACAAGTTGCAGTTGATGATCTAAAGATTGCGGCTAGTGTAAAGGGATGGGCTGACATTTATCGACCGAGGCTGGTTCTTTTTGACAAATATACTAGTGCTTCAATTGCTGAGCGCCTAGCCAATGCTGGAGTCGTCACGCAAGACTGCTCAGGCCAGCAGTTCTATCAAGCGTGTGGAGACTTGCTGACTGGTCTTGTCAATCACACAGTCGTTCACAATGGACAAGATGAACTTATTCAGCAATTCAATAACTGCGCAGCTAAGGTCAATGATTCTGCTTGGCGCATTGTCAAACGCAAAAGCGCAGGAGATGTATCAGCGCCTATTTCAATTGCCATGGTTGTTAGTCAATTGATGAAGCCACAATCCACACCAGCAATTTACGGTTAGACACGCAAAGGTTACTTGTCTAATAACTTGACAAATGGTATCCTTTCTGTCTATGGGTATATTCTCGCGTAAGCCACAAGTGTTAGAAGCGCAAGAAGCGCCTCAGATTATGGCCGATAGCTTCTATGGCTACAATAATTATTTCCCTGCATTAGTATCGCGACAAATGGCACTTGGCGTTCCTGCAATCAAAAGATGCCGCGATCTAATCTCCGGCACTCTTGCCTCTGTCCCTTTAGAGTATTACAAGAAATCAACTGGCGAAAAAATTGCAGCACCACGTTGGGTTGAACAACCTTCCAAGCACCAACCACTTTATGAAACCCTTTATTTCACGTTGGATTCATTATTGATGTACGGACAAGCTTTCTGGCAGATTACAGAAGTTTATGCAGAAGATGGTCGCATGGCTCGTGCTAATTGGGTCGCTAATACTAAAGTCGGTTTCATTACAGATCCAGCAACAAACTTTGTAACTCAATACAACATTGATGGCAAGCCAGTACCAATGTCAGGCCTTGGTTCACTTATCACATTTCAGAAAGATGAAGGCATATTAGGAATAGGTGCTAGAACAATACAATCAGCGCTTGACGTACAACGCGCTGCTGCGATAGCTGCTGCAACTCCAATGAGCAGTGGCATAATCAAAAATTCTGGCGCTGACCTACCACCATCCGAAGTAACGGCATTATTAGCCGCATGGAAGCGCAGTCGTCAGAATAATTCTACTGCTTACTTGACATCAACTCTAAACTATGAAGCAACTTCATTCTCACCTAAAGACATGCTCTACAACGAGGCCATTCAAAATTTAGCTACGGAATGCGCAAGACTATGTTCTGTAGATCCTTATTATGTCTCTGCATCACAGAACACAACAATGACCTATGCCAACGTCCAAGACGAGAGGAAACAGATGGTTGCGCTAACTTTGCAGCCTTATGCTTCCGCCATCGAAGCAAGACTGAGCATGGATGATATTTCAACTGCTGGACATTATGTAAAGTTTGCACTCGATGACACATTCCTTCGTACTGAACCTATGGAACGTTTGCTCGTTTTAGAGAAGATGCTGGCACTAGGGCTAATTACAACTGAACAGGCAATGGAAATGGAAAGTTTATCTCCTAACGGAAATGGCGAATAATGGAAACTTTATACATAGAAGCATCATCCATCGAATGCAATGAAGATCGCAGAGAAATCTCTGGCAAGATTGTGCCACTTGGTTCGGGCGAAGTTGGTAACACTAATCTTGGCGCTTACACATTCGAAATTGGTTCTATTGAAATAGGCGACGTTAGCAAGATTCGTTTGTTATCACAGCACGACATGAAGAAGCCTGTCGGGCGTATGACTGCTGCTGAAACTCGCGCAGATGGTATTTATGCAACATTCAAGTTGAGTCGCTCAACTGGTGGCAATGACGCGCTTGTCATGGCACAAGAAGGCCTAGTTACAGGGCTGAGTATTGGTGCAGAAATCCTTGCATCTAAGCCATCACGCGATGGTCACACAGTCGTCTCATCCGCACGACTCAAAGAAGTTTCTTTAGTAACTGAACCGGCCTTCAAGTCGGCTCAAATATTAGAGATCGCAGCAGAGGAAATCATCCCTGCTGAAACACAACCAACTACAGAAAGCGAGACAGTCGTGGAAGAAACCACTCCGGTCGAAGCATCACCATCAGTAGAAGCATCGGCTGTAGAAGCTGCTCGCCCTACTATTACAGCAATGGCTTACTCAAAGCCACGCCTTGATTTCTCAGCTCCAAAGCAATTGGAAATGACAATCAGAGCATCACTCGGATCAGATGAAGCACGCGAATATGTCCGCGCAGCAGCTGATACAACAGACAATGCAGGACTTATCCCAACACGCCAGCTTACAACTGTCATCAACGGACTTGCTAACAACACACGTTCAGCAATCGATGCAATCTCAACTGGCGTATTGCCAGATGCAGGAATGTCGTTTGAGATTCCTAAGATTACAACACTTCCAACAGTTGCAGAAACAGCAGAAGCAGGTACACCTTCTAACACAGACCAGGCGTCATCATTTGTCACAGTATCTGTAAAGAAGTATGCCGGACAACAGCAATTCTCTGTAGAACTCTTTGACCGCTCATCTCCATTATTCATCACAGAATTGATGAACAACATGGCAGCGCAATATGCAGCTGCAACAGACAAGGCTGTTTACACAGCAATTGCATCTGGCGCATCAGCAGACGCAACAACACTAACAACATACCCAACAGCATCAGAATTGCTTGGTTTTGTATCACGCGGTGCAGCATCTGTTTACACAAACACACAGGGCTTTGCTCGCAACATCTTGATGAACACTTCACAATGGGCAAACCTCATGACACTAAACGATTCAGGACGCCCAATCTACATGGCAGCACAGCCAAGCAACGCTGCTGGTATCGTACGACCAGATTCAATCCGCGGCAACGTGGCTGGTCTTGATTTATTTGTTTCTGCAAACGTACCAACAGCAAACGACACAGACAAGGATGATTCAATCCTTATCATCAACCCAACTGCCTACACATGGTACGAGTCTCCTACTTATCAGCTTCGTGCTGACGTAATTGCATCAGGAGAA